CTTTAAATTATATAATTCAGAGTACCTGCGCCGATCTTATTTTAAGACAAATGATAAAGATTCACGAAGTATTAAAAGACAAAAAGTCTAAAATTGCATTTTGTGTACACGATAGCATTGTTATTGACTTTTCCGTTGAAGATAAATATATACTCAAAGACTTAATTGAGCAGTTTTCCGACACGGAGCTTGGGACTTTTAAGGTTAACGTCCAGGCCGGCCAAAGCTACGGAAAAATGATGGAAATCAATTTATGAAAACGGTAGGCAAATAAAATGGAAACTATTATTGGATTAGGAAAAGCTGGCTGTGCCATTGCAGATGAATTTGCTAAATATAAGCAGTATAATATTTATAAAATTGATGACAATCTTAAGGGCCTAAAAAAGAATGGCATTTATAGCATGCCATGGCAAGACGGCCCAGAAAGATATGAATCAGAGTGCCCTAATATGAAGAACTTCTTTAAAAACGTTAGTGGAGAAGTTTTGTTCATTGTTTCTGGTGCGGGAAATATAGCCGGATCTACATTGCGGGTTTTGGAGCACATTAAGGCTTGCGATATTAATATCTTATATGTGGAACCAGATTTAGAATTGCTACAAATAACGAAGAAGCCACAGGAAAAATCGGCTTATTATATTCTTCAAGAATATGCGAGATCTGGAGTGTTTAAAAGAATTTTTATGGTCAGTAATCCCAAGGTTGAGGAATGTGTTGGAGATGTTGTGATTTCCGAATATGATAAGAAGCTTAATTCTATGATTTGTTCTACACTTCACATGATCAACGTCTACAATCACATTGACTCTGTTTCTGATACATTTCATGAGCAAAGCGAAACATCGAGGATTGCTACATTTGGTTTTGTTGATATGGAGGAGTTTGATCCAAAGTTATTTTTTTCTCTTGACAAGATTTATGAAACAAGGTATTATTATGCTATTAACAAAAAGAGGCTGCAAGAAGACGGCACCCTTTTAAAAACGGTCAAGGAACAAATGAAGACAAGACCTAAAAATGAAGGTAGAATTAGCTACGGCATATTTGAGACGAACTATGAACAGGATTATGTGTATGCAGTTTCTTTCAGTCGAAGCATTCAGTACAGAAATAACGATAATGTGAAGCCCGGATAAAAAAGAGCTTGACAAAATTAAAATAATTTGGTATAGTAATAAACAGCACAATGAAAAATTAGTCATTGTGACTCTAACCCTAAAAGGAGAAGAAAATGGGTATTGATTTAGCAAAAATTCAAGGTCGATTAGACAGCTTAAACAACAAAGGCGGCAAAGGAAATGAGAATTTCTGGCGTCCACAAGACGGAGAACAATCAATTCGAATTGTTCCTACCGCAGACGGAGATCCATTCAAGGATTTCTGGTTTCATTATGAGGTCGGACAAAACTCTGGCTTTTTGTGTCCGAAGAAGAATTTCGGAGACGATTGTCCTGTATGTAATTTCGCAGGACGACTTTTTGACGAAAATACGGAGGAATCCCGTCGAATGGCAAAGAAGTTTTTGCCACGACAGCGATTCTTCTCTCCGGTCCTAGTTCGAGGAGAAGAAGATAAGGGTGTCCGCATGTGGGGATATGGAAAGATGGCTTACGAGTCTCTTTTGAACCTTGTTCTCAATCCAGAATATGGAGACATCACGGATGTTGAGGAAGGTACGGATCTTGTCATTAATTATGGCAAGCCAGCCGGCGCTTCTTTCCCGCAAACAAAAATCACTCCCCGACGTCGAAGCTCGGTTCTTTGTGATGACGCTGTAGGAGGCGAGGAGCGTTGTGCAGAACTACTGCAAAACATTCCAGACCACAGTACTCTTTTTGAGAGAAAGACTACTGATGACGTGGCGTCTTTGCTTGATCAAGCATTGTCCGCAGAACCAGAGGATACAAATAGTACCGATGATACGACAACAAAGGGCACTACTGCCACTGTAACGTCTGTTGATTCGGGAAATGTTGTTGATCAAGCTTTTAAAGAGCTTCTAGGAGAATAGGTTCTCTCTCCCCACAGGGAGGCACAGGGTCATCAGGTGCCTCAAATTTATTCTTACATAGGAGAGAAAAATGGCCAGAAAGGCAAAAGCAAGAACAGGAAAACTTTCAATTTCAGATATGCGCAGCATGATTAACAAGAAGGCTGGCATTTCTGTTGCTCATAATTTAACCGAGGATAATCCTACGGAGGTTAAACAGTGGATCCCAACAGGATCTCGCTGGCTGGACTCTATTATTTGCCGCGGCCAATTGGCGGGTATTCCAGTGGGAAAAGTAGTTGAGATCGCGGGCCTTGAGGCTTCAGGAAAGAGCTACATGGCCGCACAGATTGCTGCTAACGCTCAAAAGATGGGAATCGATGTAGTTTACTTCGATTCAGAATCAGCTATTGATCCTGCATTCCTTGAGCGAGCAGGCTGCGACGTAGATAGACTATTATATGTGCAAGCACAATCAGTAGAATTTGTTCTGGAGACAATTGAAGATTTGCTTGTCAATAATGAGAGTCAAATGTTATTTATTTGGGATTCTCTGGCCTTAACGCCGGCTATTAGTGATGTCGAGGGAGATTTTAATCCTCTTTCATCGATGGCTGTAAAGGCGCGCATTTTGGCTAAAGGGATGAGCAAGTTGACAGTTCCTATTGCAAATAGTCAGTCGACATTTCTGGTTTTGAATCAGTTAAAAACAAATATTACACGTTCGCCATCTGAAGCTCTCGTTGAACCATATATGACTCCCGGGGGTAAAGCATTGATTTATGCTTACTCGTTGCGAGTTTGGCTGACCGGTCGCAAAGCTAAAGCGTCCTTTATTATGGACGATCATGGATTCCGCGTGGGCTCCGAAGTAAAAGCTACTTTAAAGAAGAGTCGTTTTGGAACTCAAGGAAGACAATGTACTTTTAAGATTCTTTGGGGCGACGAGATTGGCGTTCAAGATGAAGAAAGTTGGTTTGAGGCAATCAAAAGTTCTAAACACTTGAAATCTGCCGGGGCATGGTATACAATGGACATGGGCAACGGAAAAGAAGTAAAGTTTCAGCCCTCTAGGTGGAAAGACAAAATTAAGGAAGAGGATTTTAAAGCTCGTGTTCTTGAGATCATGGATGAAGAGGTAATTCTTCGATTTGACAAGCGAGATGGAGATGCAGCAGAGTTTTATGACATTGAAGAAGTGGAGGAAAAATAAATGAAAGTTTTAAAATTAGTAATTACGGCAAGTTTGCTCATGTGGGCAACAAATGCCAATGCAGGTCACTGCTATGACGTTTGCAAGGTTTGGACCTATAATTACAATGTTGAAAATTGGACATACCAGTCTCATGAGTGCAGCTATGCTCATTCTTTGGCTGACAGCCCGAATGATGTAGAATACTATTATAATACGTGCTATAATAACAGCACTTATTATACATATAGGGACAACAAATACTGGCGCCACGGTCGTCATAAGAATCGATATTATCGACGCCACCACCGACGATATCGTCAGCGACGACATCATCGCCGCTACCAGCGTTATCACCACCGCCGTCACCATCGAAGAAATCATCGGCATCATCATTAATAAATGTGCTTAAGTTGCTTTAAGACATATTTATAATATGACCAAAGAAGACTTCATAAGCTCTATAGAGAAAGATTTTCCAGATATTAAGGTTCAAGTTGCATATATGTATATTGGCGACGACAGAGAAGAAGAGACCTTATTAATTGATAATTGGGAATTTGGAATTAGATGGTCACCAGGAATAGATAAACTGAAAGCAGAAGATATAAATTTACTTTTAGAAAGATGCCGAGAAAACATCTTTTATTACCTGACCAAAAAAGACGCTTGACAAATACGATTAAATTTGATATAGTTTGTACATGAATAATAAAAAAGATAGGGTGTTGATTATTGACGCTCTGAATATGTATTACCGCGCTTATATCGTGGACCCTAGCCTGTCAACCAACGGGCAACCAATTGGAGGAATGAAGGGATTCCTCAAAATAATGCAGAAGCTGATCAGAGAAACAAGTCCTGATTCAGTCATCATAGCATGGGACGGCCCAGGTGGCTCTAGGAAGAAGAAAGCCATGAATAAGGACTACAAGGAAGGTAGAAAGCCTTTACGTCTTAACAGGGACATCCAGGGCCTTTTAACAGAAAACCAAGAGCTTGAAAATAAACTGTGGCAACAGACAAGACTCATCGAATATTTAAACCAGTTGCCAATATCTCAGATAATGCTTCCAGACATCGAAGCAGATGATGTCATCGCATATATAACAAAGATGAAGTCTCTAGCGGGAAAGCAAAAAGTTATTGTGAGTAGCGATAAGGATTTTATTCAACTCTGTGATCAAGAAACGGTACTCTATAGACCAATTCAGAAAGAGGTTTTGAATGTTCCTACGGTTGTAGAGAAGTTCGGAATCCACCCAGCGAATTTCGCTTTGGCCAGAGCAATTGCCGGAGACAAGAGCGACAATTTGCCCGGCGTACCTGGCGCCGGCCTTAAGAGTATAGCGAAACGTTTTCCATTTATGTCACAAGATATGGAATATGAGCTAGTGGATATTCTTGAGGTCTGTGAAGATCCTGAAAGCAAACTGAAAATATATGAAAATATTAGTCAGAACAGAGACTTAATTCGAGACAACTATAGGATAATGCAGTTATATTATCCAAATATTTCGCCGCAATCCAAGGCGGTTATAGACAACTCTATTAATAATCTAGATTGTAGTTTCAACAAAACCGAATTCCTGAAAATGGGGAACGAAGATGGCCTCGGGGCCTATGACTGGAGCACTCTATATCAGGCTTGTCAACATATTATTTTTAAAAACTGTTGACATTTTCTGTGAAAGTGTGGTATAGTATAGATTATTAAAGAGAGAGATATATGTCTAAAGAAGAGAAGGTAAGTTTTTCAAAATTTGGTAGATCGTTTCAAGAAGATCTATGTCAGTTAATTTTAGATGATAGGGTTTTTTGTGACCAGATCGAAGAAGTCTTAGACGTAGAATTTCTAGAGTTAAAATTTCTTCGTGTGTTTGTAAAAAAGATCTTAGACTACAGGGAAGAATACAAGGTTCATCCATCATATAAAATGATGGCTACGATCTTTAGATCGGAAATGGATAACATTGATGAAGCAACAAAGATTCAGGCCAGAGACTTTCTAGCAAGAATATATAGAGCAGATTTGGCAGTTGAAGGGTCTAACTATATTAAAAAAACTGCTATAGACTTTTGCAAAAAACAAAAGCTCAAGGAGGCGATCTTAAAAAGCGTAAAGTTGCTGGATCAGTCCTCATATGATGAAATATCCACTGTTATTAACGAGGCTATCAAGCTGGGTGATGACAATGATTTTGGGTACGATTATCTCAGAGATTTTGAGGAAAGGTTCATGATAAAAGCCAGGAGTCCTATTACTACAGGTTGGAAGCATATTGATGGACTCTGCAAAGGCGGCCTAGGTATCGGAGAATTAGGTGTTGTCATCGCTCCGACAGGAGCCGGCAAATCAATGGTTCTGGTACATCTGGGCACCCAAGCCCTTAAAGCCGGAAAAACAGTTATCCATTACACTTTAGAACTTCAGGATACGGTTATTGGAAATCGATATGATAGTTGTCTCACCGG